TGAGCAGCCTATCACAATCGAAGTGGATGACAAAACTCGTGAAATCAAGGTGCATTATGACGGTGGAGAGTTTGCCTTTGCCGGCTTTGGTACAGATGAATACCCTGTATTGAAGTCGGCTCATGCTAATCTTGTTACGGTCTCTGTGCCTACCGACATTCTCTTGCCTTGTGTAAGTAATGCGCTTTTAGCATCGGCAAAGAAGAATGAGCTTCGCCCTGTCCTAAGTTCTGTTTACTTGGATATTAAGGATGACGGTATTACTTTCGTGGGTACAGATGGACACAATCTCTTCCGTTACGTGTGGGAGCATGGTGTTCCGTTCATTACCGAGGGTAAGGCTGTTGGTGTAGCTGTTCCGAACATCTTCTTATCTGCTCTCCTTTCTGCTTTCGATAAGGTCAGCGAAGTGAAGATTTCGTTTGATGGTTATTGTTGCACAGTGTCTGCGGATAACATTACCTTTATCTTCCGTACAAGTGAACAGCGTTATCCAAACTACTCAAGCGTTATCCCAAAAGAACAGCCTTATCATATTACGCTCGACCGTGACCGATTGAAGCAGTCGCTTCGACGTGTTTCTATGATGGCAAGCGAGGTGAACAATCTTGTAAAGCTAACTAAGCAGGCTGATGGACTTCTGTTAGAAGCGGTTGACATTGATTTTGCCCGTAGTGCTAACGAACTTGTTCCTCTTGGAGAGGATAGTAATATCCCTGACGGTTTCACTATCGGTATGAAGTCGTCTTCTCTGTTGAACTTGCTTTCACCTATCGCATCGACTAACGTTGTGCTCAAGTTGATTGATGCTTCTCATGCGCTCGTTCTCACAGAGGAAGGCAATAGCGCGCTAATCTGTATGGTAATGCCAATGGTTGTCTGATTTATGGGAAAGATAAAAGTCTATCTAAGTATGCCTATCAGCGGTCGCCCTATCAAAGAGGCGATTGCTGAAGGCAAGCGCATCTTAGAAACGTTATCAGCAGCACACCCAAATTGGGAAATCATCAATCCACTTGATATATCAGCAGGACTACCAAAAGAGGTTTGGAGTCTCCCAGAACGTAAGCGTTACGCAGCCTTTATGGGTGCTGACATAGAGGCTCTCTTAGGCGAAGCGGATGCTGTAGCCTTTACAATGGGAGCTCTTGTTAGTAAAGGGTGCCGTCTGGAACTTTGTTTGGCTAACGTCTATGACTTGCCAAGGATCTTCTTAGATGCCTCTGATAACGCTTCCCGAGTCGAAGGAACTGATACAGCGTTGTATAGAGAGTTAAGAAAAGAAATTAATCAAGAATAATATACCTGACTTATGAAAGAGAAAGATATAAAGGAACTCTTAGAAGCAGCTAAAGAGGTAAACCGCTTTCGTTCGTATGCGTCGACACTTGTGTGTCCTATTTGTGGCGAATCTCTTGAAGGGAATATTGATACTGCAACCCTTTCCACCTTGACACCTTTCGGTAGGCTCTTTTGTCCTAATTGCAAGTTTTTCAAGGTTGAAGGTCCAACTATCCCTGAATTTGATGATGATAATGGTGGGAAGAGACTCTCTCGAAAAGAGATGATAAAAATGGCTGTCTCTGAGGTGATGGCCCTTGTGGAGCGTTATACTCAACTTACTTGTCTTGGTTCTAAACACGAAAAGGATTTTTCAAATGAAGATATTCCATTCCTTAGATAGTGCTGACGATGAACTTCCCTCTCCCTTATTCGCTTCCTCTTAGGAGTAGTATTCTATTCGATGAGCATGAACTTTTAAGTTCTCTCTTACATAAAGGAAAGAATAGAAAAGGCTCTACCCCGTATGCGAATAGACGCAATCGTAAACGTAAAAACCGCACAAAGCGAAAGTAAATAACCCTTAAACTTAAACGACCTATGTTTAGTTTCAAAAAGTATTTTGATAAGAAGAAAGAAAAGAAACGCATTGCACAGCAACATGTGTTGGAAAAGAAGTGCGTTGATTATTTCGACAAGTCTGTCTCTCGAATGACTGGAAGTCTGGAGATGTTGGTAGGCGATATGCCCTTGTCTGTCGAAGGTATCTACTTGCTTGGAAAGTTTATTAATGATAGCTTTCCTTTGCAGGCGGTGAGACTTCATTGTCTTTACGAGGGTAGCCGTCCTGTCTTGTCTTATGGAGATTATCCGCAACGCTCGCCCTATGAATGGCTAACTGCGGTGGAGAATTTCCCTAAGGAACTTTGGCTTTCAGTTGATGACTATCCACGTCCAACCTGTCCTGCATTGCTCTTGTGCGAGTATGGCGGCGGACATTACGAGGTAGTCGAATATGAAAACAAGACGTGGACAACACAGCTTTGCTTTCCTGTTAAGCCTACTCGCTATTTCGTTCTTAACTTCCTTAAAGATAAAGAGTAACCGTTTTTACGTCATTCTTTAGTCCGCTTCGCCTTTAAAAGTGAACCAAAAGTGTACACTTTGGCAGCATAAAAGTGTACACTTTCAACTCTCAAAAGTGTACACTTTCGCATCATTAAAGTGTACACTTTAGTATCACCAAAGTGTACACTTTCAGTTTCCGTAGGTATATATCTGTCCTAACTAAAATATAACGTTTAATTATCTTTGTTATATGAAACGAATGGCAATCAAATACAAGGTGCAGCATCGACGCTCACAGGTGTCTGGTAAGCATTATGCTTCTTTAGCTGCCGTATCTAACGGACGTATTTCTTTAAGCGACCTTTGCGAAGATGTCGCCTCTAAGTCGCACATGGAATCTCACGAGATTCGTGGCGTAATGGAACGCCTGGCAAGTCGTGCGCAAATACTTCTCTCTCGTGGCTTTCGTGTAGAGTTCGGACCTGTTACTATCTTCCCAAAATTGTCCGGTACGCTTACCGATACAGAAACGCACGCTGCCACTGCTGATGATCTCTCAGTGGTAAAAGCAAAGACTACGCTCGGTGCTACCGTTTCTCGAAAGTTTACACGTGACTTTGCTGAAGGTTGTAACTGGCAAAGGATAGACGAGTGATGCAGAGAGAGGTAATAAGTAGAACTATCTTTAATCCAGAAATGGGGGGGGTAGTAAGAACACTTAAAGCGAACTATTACAAGATGGGTAGTCGGAACTTCCTGTTTCGTTCTGATGGTTTTATCGCATCTTGTGTGTTGAGTGAATATAGTTTTGAAAATTTTGATAAAAAGACACTATTACCTATCTGTGTGACAATCGATAATTGTGTAGTAACACTTGCTTCCAGATATGGTAATATGGATTGGTCTAATCTTATAGGTACACAGCATTATCCTATGACCGCTGTAATGGTTGAATATGATTTGTAAATTTGTTGGTTGGACACGTGATGATAATGGAAAGGTTCTAAACTGGCACTTTAAAGACATTTGTAATACGATTACCTCCACGGCTGGTGGAAATGGTAATACCTCTCTTTCTGTGTGCATTAGTAATAATAATTCTAATAAAAGTATGATTGCAAAGATTTATCCCGATGGGCATCCTGACTTGTTGGGAAAGAAAGACCCTACGCATCCTGTGCGTTACTTCGATATTCGTAAGTTGACACCGACCGAGTGTTTCCGCTTAATGGGTGTAAGCGATAATGATATAGAGAAGATTAAGCAAAGTGGATTGAGTAAATCTGCTTGTTATAAGTTGGCTGGTAACTCTATCGTTGTCGATTGCCTTTATTATATCTATCGTAATATATGGCTGACCGAATACGAGCAGCCACAGACGGGTGATGTTATGAGTTTGTTTGACGAACCTACTTTTCGTGCTCCATTACCTAAAACAATCAATATGGTTACATTGTGTTCAGGTTATGATTCACAGTGTTTAGCTATGGAACGTCTTATATCAGATGCTAAACAGAAGGGTTATGATGTGTCATTCGACTTGAAGGCGTGGAGTGAGTTTGACCCTGAAAGTCGTTCTGCGCTGGAGAAACAGCCGGCGGTTGTGGCACATAACTCTCTTTTTCCTCAGTTTGCTGACCGTAACGTGGGTGATATGACCAAAGCAGATTGGTCGTTTCTGAATGGTGAAGATATTGATTTGCTTACCTATTCAACTCCTTGCCAGTCTATTTCTCAAGCGGGAAAACGAACAGGTATTAAACGTGATAGCGGTACTCGCTCTTCTGTGTTGTGGTACACAGAGAATGCTATCCGTGCGTTGCGTCCTAAGTTCCTTTTGCAAGAGAATGTTCGTGCGTTGGTTAATAAGGTTAATTTCGAAGATTTCAAGGAATGGCAGAAGGTCTGCCAGGATTGTGGTTATACGAATTATTGGACTATTATGAATGCAAAAGACTTTGGTGTTCCACAGAACCGTGAACGTGTCTTTATGCTTTCAGTTCGTGATGACTTAAATCTCCCTACTTATCGTTTTCCTAAACCTTTCCGTCTCGACAAAGCTATTGTTGATATTCTTGAGGAGGATGTGAATGAATCTTATTTCTTAAAGCCAGAAAGCGTTGTTAAGTTCTTCGAGGCTAATGAAAAGCCAGAAGATGCAGGTATTCATTATCTTGTAACCGATCATAAGCTGTCAGATGCGGAGATTGTTAAGGTGCGTGGTACTGAAAAATCGTAGGACTAACGAGGGCAAGGCTGTTCGTCGTTTGTATGGCGACAACAGTGCTATGTGCCGCTTTGCGGATATACTGCCCTCCCCTTGCCCGATTGTTGCTCGAATGCTATTACTGGTGTTTATAAGGATAAATTAATGTTGGTGGATTATAATGCGTGGAGATAATATTTGTGTCATCGGTCTTTTGCCGTTTATAACTTGGTATAGATCTGATCGTGTGGTTCTTTCTGTTGAAGGGGTTAGTACTACCTTACAGACGCAGATGAACACTAAACTTCAGAAAATATTAGTTGAGTATGACTTGTAGAGAAAGATCTATTCGTGCGAAGTGGTTGCCAAATGGAAATATTCGTTTTTTTAGGGATGACGATAAGAAGAGTGGCGTAGGTGAACTTTGTTGTACTGCTTGTCGTAATCCCCCTGCAACAGTAATCCGTGGTGTTGTGTTTTTTGTTATTGTTGATTATGAATTTGATTAGTCTTTGCTCGACGGCTGTTTCTGTGCCTAAATTTCTTTTTTGGGGTCAAATTGTTGCTGTGAATGTTTGTACAGGTAATGTCGCTTGTACGCTAAATACTCGGTATGAGTATATGGGTAAAAGTGATTTCCTTTCTTTATCGCATTTCCCTAAGACTGTGGTTTTGTGTGAATATGATATGTAACTGTCCTGTTTTGTACGTTCGTGACGTGCGCCCGTCCGATTCTTCTTCGTCTGTACGTATTAGTGCGAGTCGTGGACGTAACCCGTCATTTCCTAAGAAACGGGCAAGGAGTGGAGAAACGTTCTTGCAGTTTGTTGAGACAGGTAGTGGCGTGTTTACGAATACGATCACTTCTGTTTCTAAAGATAACTGGTTATGGATAGAAAAAGACTTATAGGTGCTTCCGTTCACCCTTTATCCCATAAAATAGAGTGGAGTGGGTGGCTCTCACATTCGCCCGCATTACGCTCGACGGATTACAAATGTCCGCATTGTTTGTTATTTGAATATGAATAAAAGAAATGTGTCTTTGATAGTCTTGGGGAGATATTCGCCTTCTCAGAATGGCGTAATCGTGTCTCCTTTTGGCCTTTCTCCTTGCATTGTTGGTGGAGGTACTGGGCATGATACGGACGTACCTAAGATTTTACGTGAACGTGACTTGTAGGTTTGTCCCACGTCGTTGTTTTTATTTTTCTATCTTTGTGTCGTCTTCTATTGGATTTGTCCTTTGGAGAATAAAAAAGTATTGGTATGGTTTCACGATTTGATAATATACTTGAACATTGGGCACAAATTTATCGTCCGCTTTCGCATAATCCTGAAAAGGGTAGTAAGGCGAAATCTTTCTATCGCATTGATACTATCAATACGCAGAATGAATTTGTGCGCAATGTTAACACCGCTGCTTCACCAGCTTTGGCTTACTCGTCTTTGATAGATGCTGAATTGCACGACTCTTTGAAGACGGTTCATTATCGACATACGTTATATTTCCTTGCTAAACAGCCACAGGTGTCGCTGGCTAAGTCGGCAAAGCAGGACGATGATAATGCTGCTGCTCTGAAGGTTGAAATGGACGAGTGGGTGAATGACTTGCTTATATGGTTGTTCTCTGTTCGTAGGAAAGGGAAGTGTCCTATAACAGGCAAGGTGTTTAGTGATGTTGACTTGCAGGCTTTGCGAGGATTGGATTTGGATAATGCTTCATGGGCAACTATTCCTATGATGTATAACGGTTGGTGGGTGTTGGGCTTAGAACTTAACCAGGTATCTCCTCGTAAACAGTGTATTGAAAATGAACGCTATAAGAAACTTCTTTAGAGTGTATTAGACTCGCGCCATAAGTATTTAATTGAAAGAATGCCTATCACCTGTGAAGGTGGTAGGCATTCGCTATTAATAGTGGTTGAATTAGTTTGTGTTCCTTTTTTATCCTTCCTCTATTCGAGCAGCAAGTGCGTCGATGTCACTATGCTTTTTACGCATACTTTCTTTCTCACTATTGATTTCTTGTAATGCACTTTGTACGTCTTTCCATAGTGCCATATTCACTTGTTGCGTGATAGGGTTGTAATCTCCTACGGCTATGACGTGCTTGCTTGCTTCTTTACTTTCCTTTGCAGCGTTGGTTGTTTCTTCGCTAACTTGAAGATACGACCCTTCATAATTGTCGCCAAGGATGAACAATTCAAATGGCTTTATCTCAATAGCGTTCTTCTCAGCCTCTTGTACCTCGTTTCTGCGCTGTCTTCTGATGCGTTCTATATCCATCTTGGTCAGCATAGCATACTTTCTTTTTGCACGTCTGACGGCTTTCAACTCCTCGTTGCGGATATAACTATCCCAACTGTCTTGCACTTCTTTATAGTATTGCCAATACGCTACATTCTGTAAGAAGGCTACCCATCCCTGTTCTTTTTGTATCATAAGGATAGCTAACGGCTCCGCTATGAACAGTCTTCTGTTCTTCGTATCCCACAGCAATAACCCTTTCTTTTCCATTGTTTCCAATGTAGCGAATACTTGTGAAGCGTCCGTTCTTAGTCTCTCACTTTTTGTCTTTCTTGAGAAAAGTTTCTTCAGAAAATTCATATCTATACTTTTTCTTGTTTATATTCTTTGTTCATCTAATCTCTGTCGCAAATTTAACATTTCGCCTTTATTCGGTAGGGACAAAATTGTTCTCCCACCCTCTTTGTGATTGACATTTTGTCTTCTCAAATCGCCTCTTTTCTCACCTTGTTTTAACTCAAAAGGAGACTTAAAGGATGCAAAAGGAGATTTTTATTTTTTCGTCTTTTTCTTTAAGTAGCTGATTTTCAATCTAAAACGCTATTTTCTTGTATTTAAAAGGAGAAAAAGACGTTTTTTCTTGATACCCTATATATTATTTTGAAGAATTTTTTCTTGCCAAATAGCGTTGTTTTTCCGTACCTTAAGTTGTATATGGTAAATAATTAAAGCTCCGCTTTCACTTTGATTATTAGTATTTTACAGATAGTTGAAAGATAGCAAAGAGCGGGGAAATGTACCCGTTTTTCTCTATTTTACTTTACTTATTTTTTTTCTCAGTGCGCTATAAGTTTATGAAAATATATCTTATTTTCTCCTTTTAAAGTATAACTTATTGATTTATAGTGATATAGTTTATATTCATTTTCTCCTTTGTGTCTCCTTTTACGTCTTTCTGTATCTTTTAAATTCGTCTTTGTCTTTTACAAAATAAGTAATTCAGTCTTTTTGCAAAAAGTCAGGGAGATTTTAATGCAAAAGGAGATTTTTCACTTTGAGTTTCTCCTTTTGGATATTGAATGAACCTTTCCTGTAATACTGATGATAGTTCATATAGTTTATAGAAGGTGGTAAATGTTAAAAAAGCGGTAATAATTAAATGTTTTCTTTGCTTTATTTTGACAAATTAAAGTAAATGTTTAATTTTGCATCGTAGAATTAAATAAAAGCATTATTAAATGAACAAAAACTTAAAATCTATGAAGCTTTGCTTTATTCTGGAGATACTGTTGTTGTCTTCAGCGAATATCTTAGCTTTGCTTTTTATGGATAGTATATACATAAAGATAGGAATGGCGATGTATCTTTTCGTTATCTTCTTCTTTATGATCCTTCCTATTACACGTAAGAATACAGATGAGGAAATGCGTTTCTTTTTGGGAAGACTTTATGATAAGTCATATCTTACTGAGATAGGAACACAAATAGTAATTACTATAGTGTTCTATTTGTTCAGTTTTCTGTGGTCTTTGCTTCTATTTGCTGTTGGATTTCACCTGCTGTGGATTCTTTCTTTGCTTATTGAAGTTGTTGGTAAGTGGATTTATTCTAAGTATAATCAAGAACGTGAGGAAGATAAAGTATGAGCATCTTTGATGTGAAGTGTAGCGTCTATCGTTCTGCTAAGGATAGGATAGGAACTGGTGATATGACAATTGCTGAGTTTCTACTTGGTGAACGTTGGAAGGAACCTGTCCTAAGGTTACGTGACATGGTGGCGGAGTATGGTCCACTTGAAGCAAAAAAGCACGAGGACTATAAGCTGACTAAACAGCAGTTGCCAGGTGCTACGCTTTCTGGATTATTCTCAAGGCGTAAAGGTGATTGTTTGATACAGCACACAGGCTTTGTTGCTATAGATATTGACCTTGGCGACAATACAAGTATTGGTAACTTTGGAACCATTCTGCGCACTCTTCGCCATCGTGCCGAGGTCGCTATGTATATGCGTTCATGTTCTGGTACTGGATATTTCGCTTTGATACCTTTGGCATATCCTGAACATCATAAGGAGCAGTTCCGTGCTTTACAAAAGGAATATGCAGCGATGGGTATAGTGCTTGATAATGCTTGTAGCGATATAACCCGCATCCGCTTTGCTTCTTATGATGAGCATCCTTATGTTAATGAGCAGGCTATTCCTTATATGGGGGTAGACTTAGGAAGCCAGACACTCGCACCTCGTGCGGCTGTTTATGGTGGTCATGTTGATAGTATGGATAGTAAGGTTCAAGCCGTTGAGACTTTGGTCTCAAAGTTAGAGATGCACCACATAGACATTACTGACAGTTACAATGATTGGTATCGCATTGGTTTTGCTTTGGCAAATCTTCCTAATCCAATAGGCAGGCAGATGTTTCATCGTGTCTCAGCTATATGCAAAAAGTATAATCCTCAAGAATGTGATAAAAAGTTTGATACATTACAACGTCCTGAAAAGATAGGGTTAGGAACTTTCTTCCATATCTGTGAGGACTATGGTATAACTCTTAAATAATTTATAAAAGTATGGTGAATAGAATAGTAGAAGTTCCAATTGATTTGGATGACATCGACGAGGATGACCTCGTTGAGTATTTAGAAGATCGTGGCTATCTCGTTGAGAAAGAAGACCTCTCAAGTGATGATGGTAATAGTGCTATTGATACTGGCTATAATGGTCAAGCTAAAAGTGTCGTAAGATATATAAATGACAATGGCGAAGAGACCTTACTAAAGGAAGTTATCTATGAGTTTTTAGGTATGGGTCACTTTAATGATGTTGATACTCTTTGTGAGGAACTAAAAAAGAGATTAAGCTAATGAAAATCCTTAAACCTGAAGTAACTTCTTGGCTATGTCCAGAAGACTGGCACACCTTGGTCGCTCGTGCGGCACGTGTTTGCTATGGTAGTGAGACTGGAAAGCGCACAGCTAAAGATTTGTGCAACTTCTTAGAAAAGCGCAATCACCTATCTATGTTCCGTCATGGGACTAAGTACTTTGTGTTTACGCTTGACGAGGTTAGCGACTATCTTACCATTTCTCGTTTGTTATTCTCTCCGTATATCGGTCTGACTTATAAGAAGACAAAGAAGCAGCGTGTTTATTTTGTTGCTATGAATGTTCAGGCATTTATGGAGTTGACTCCTAATATACATAATGAGTTGGATTTACACGAGGTTAGTCTATCTGAATTTGTTGAAAAGGTTAAGCAGTATAAGCATCCTACTGCTTTTGCATTGATTCGCTATACCGTTTGTGTTACGACACAAATTAGTACGAGCCGCGAACTCAATCGAACCTCACCTAACAACATCGCCGAGCAGAGCACACGTTATGTTAGTTTTGGTAAACGTGGTGGTATAGCTATCTGTGAGCCGCATTGGTACTCTGGTGTTTCCAAACTGAAACGTTTCACGGCTCGCCTTGGCTGGCGTGTTGCTGACTTCTTCTATTCACTGATGATGCGAATGGGATTAAAGGCAGAGGATGCTCGTGGCTACCTTCCACTTGATGCAGCAACTCGTGTCGTCTACACCTACAATGTCTTTGAATGGCGACATATATTAGAACTTCGCCTATTGGGAAAGACCGGCAAACCTCATCCGAATGCTAAGCTCGTAGCACAGATGATAGCAGACGAGTTGCAAGAGGCAATAGTCGATGTTACAGGAAATGTAAACTATAGAATAATTTGATTTATGGAATTGAACGAATATCAAGAGAAGGCAATGAAAACTTGTATGCCTACGTGTGACAACCTTCTTTATATGTTGACTAACCTTATGGGCGAGGTCGGTGAGTTTGCTGGAAAGATAGCAAAGCACGTACGTAAGGGTGATCTTTATGTTTATCACGCTTCGCATCGTGATGATAATGGTGATGTTCTTCATTCTCAAGCTATCCTAATAACGGATGAAGAAAAGGACGCTTTAGCCAAGGAGGCTGGCGATATTGCTTGGCAGCTTGCAGGCCTTTGTCATGTGATGGGCTGGTCGCTTGAAGACGTTTGTCAACAGAATTTGGATAAGCTCGCTTCACGTCAACAGCGTGGCGTGATAGATGGAAGTGGGGACGAACGCTAATGGCTGGTAGTAGAGTTCCTACAGACCGCAAACGATTACGGGAAGCCTTGTTTGTTCCTCCTTATCATAAACGGCAGCTCACAGATTACCAGTTGGAGTGGCTGAAGGACCATTTTCACGACAAAGAGAATAGCAAACTTGCCTCTGCTTTGAACATCTCTCAATCAACTTTGCATCGCTTTGCACGTGATTTGAAACTTACAAAGAGTGAAGATGGCATGCGAGCAATAAAGAAACGGCAGGCGGCTCAGATAAAGAAAGTGTGTGAGGAGAATGGCTACTATGATTCACTTCGAGGTAAAGCCCCCTGCGCTGCTGCTTTGGAAGCTACGCGTCGACTACGTGAGGCTGGCTTTGTTCCTCTTGTACGTCTGAAAGAGATAAGCCCTTATCGCTATCGAAAATGTATGAAGGAGAGATCCGAGAGACGTCGATTACTTATCAGTAAAGAACGCAGGCGCATCCGCTTTGGAATGGAACCGCAGACACGTCTTGGTAAAATCCTACAGCAGAAGCAATTTTCACGTAAGGCTACCTGCTTACGTTATAATATGCTAAAGAAGGGGTATATATTGGGTGATAAGTCGTTTGATAGTGACGAACGTTGGGTAATTTACTATGATTGTGATACTATCCGTTCGGCTATCCGTGAGCGAAATGCTGTGAACTGTGGCTTTAAGATACTTCCTTTACCAGTTGAAGAGTAGATAACTTAGAATGAATAACTTTGAATTAAGGTTAAACAAAAGGAAAAGCAAATCACGTGCAGGTTCAACACCTTATGCAAGTAAAAGGAAAAAGAAACGTAAAAAGTAAATAATTATGAAAGTAGATATAAGTGTATAAGTTGATATGAGAAATCTCCGCAGGAAGTGGAGATTAGACTGAAAAAATAACAAAATGGATATAGATACTTCAAAAGGTCTGTATTATATCGTTGACGCGAATACAGACTATAAGGTTAGAGAAACTCTTGGATTAGCAAGAGCAATGGCACAAGATAACTTTCCACATCTGATAGGCAATATAGACTTTGCTATCAAGATGTACGATGAGCGAACGAAAACGATAGCAAGTAGTAATGGAAAGATAACACTTAAAGAATGAAAATATTAGTACAATTTAGCGGAGGCAAGGATAGTCAGGCTTGCCTTATCAAGGCGGTAAATGACTATGGCAACGACAAAGTTACAGCAGTGTTCTCAGATACAGGGTGGGAGCACGAAAATACTTACACACATATTCACAATGTTTGCAATCAGTTAAATGTAGAACTGATTATACTCAAAAGCAGGAAGTATAAAGACTTCGTAGATATGTCTATCAAGAAAGGTCGTTTCCCTTCTACAATAGCAAGGTTCTGTACTTCTGAACTGAAAGTAATACCGATGATTGATTATATCCTCTCGCAGGATGATAGCTTTATAATCATTCAGGGCATTAGAGCTAAAGAAAGCAAGGCACGTGCAGGCTATGATGTAGAATGCTCATATTTCAAGGAGTACTTCAATGATGAAGTGAAAGGCTTGTATCACAAGAAAGCCGTTCTCGAGTGGTGCAAGACACACGATGCAAGTGTGTTACGACCTATTTTTCACTGGTCAGCACAACAAGTAATAGATTATATCCTTGAAAATAACCAACGCCCCAACCCTCTGTATGAGCGTGGCTATTCACGAGTAGGGTGTTTCCCCTGTGTCATGTGTAGGAAGCGTGAGGTACAACTCCTTTCGATGGATGAATGGGCAAGAAAACGGCTAATAGATGCTGAACAACGAATGAAAGATGAAACAGAAAGAGGTTCGTCGTTCTTTCCACCTACATACATCCCTAAACGTTTCTGCGCAAATGGTGAATATCCCACGGTACAGGAAGTGTTCAAGTATGTAAATCGTAATGATGCACAGCTTGACATGTTTGAGCCAGACGGAGGATATAGTTGTATGAGTTTATATCATGGATTATGTGAATGAAGTAAAAACTAAGCAATGAGAAATGGCTTTAAGATACTTCCTTTACCAATTGAAGAATAGACAACTTAGAATGAATAACAGATATGAATAGAAAAGAAACAGAGGCATTGCTTGCCGAGAAGAGAAAACAAATTGAAACGTTACATCAAGAGATTGGACGCATAGGGATTGCTTTTCTTGCAGAGAATAAGCCTTTTGAAGTGGGTACTATTTGCGAGTATAATGGTCGTCAGTTCCGTATTGCTGGCTATAGTTATGGCTTTGAACCTAATGTTCTTATTAACCCGATGAAGCAGAATGGGAAACCTTCCCGCCTTGTGCGTTACCTCAGAGGTGTTGATTGGGACGACTTGAAAGAGAAGTTGACTGTGATAGGCTTCGCAGAGGATTAGACAGATATTGTTACATAAGAATAGACGAATATGAATAGTAAGATTATGCCTGTCTGTATGGCTGAAGAGTACTGGGCAAATAGTCAGTTGTCTGTTGTAAGACATTTTGGTGAGATGAATTTCAATGGACATCATTATATCATCGTAAACAAGGAGGGTATTAGTGTCCTTGAATTGTCCGACCCAAAGAGCAAGCATTACGCAAAGGATGGTATGGCTATCCCAGCAGGTGAGCCGTGCGACTTGATACTTGCCGACTTTCAACCCTATTACCGTTCCTTAGGTCGTGATGCCTTCCTTGAGGTCTTGAAAGATAAGCCTTCTATGGACCTAAAGGTCTTAAAGCGTATCTATAAAGAAAAGCTTCGTAAATAAACTATGCGAGCAACAGAACGAAACTATAAGCAAGCTGCCCTTGCAGTCTTGCACTCTCTGAAGACTGAGTACGATTATTGTAGTACTCTTGATGATGTGATAGCTGAATTAGAGTCAGAACTTTGTGTTTAGAATGTGATATGAAGAAAGATGGTAAATCATTGTCTGTCTTGCATCTTATAGTGAAAGGTAAGTGGTTTGAAATGATTGCTGCTGGTGTCAAGAAAGAGGACTATCGAGAGTTTAAAATTTACTGGGATCGTAGACTTCTTCGCTGGAAAGAAGCACTTGCAGATAAAAAGGCTTTAATGGTGGGCAAGTTACTCTTCCCTTATAAGAATTTCATAGACGACTATTATCGTCATTATGATTGTGTTCATATTTCTTTGGGTTATAGTAAAGATCCTTCACGAAATATGGTGTTTGAATGTGATGGTATTCATTGTGGGTTTAACGGTAAAAAAGAATGGGGCGCGCCTGTTGATGGAAAACCCTATTATATTATAAAACTTGGTAAACGAATTAGTTAAACTTTTAAACAATAGTAAATTATATGGATGTAAAATGGATTGAAACCTCTGTAAAGTATGATAAGACTATGGAGGATGGTACAATTAAGAGTGTTACAGAAAAGTATTTGGTATCAGCATTGTCATTTACAGAGGCTGAAACAAATATTACGGAGGAAATGAAGCATTACATTTCTGGCGATTTTTCGGTAGCTGCTGTCCGCACTGCTCGTTATGCAGAGGTATATACCTCTGAGAACTCTTCGGCTGATAGTTGGTATAAAGTGCAGGTTGCATTAATTATGCTTGATGATAATACGGGTAAAGAAAAGCGTACTTCTTTGAAGTACCTTGTTCGCGGCAAAAGTGTTCGTAATGCGCTTTCTACTATTGAGAATGAAATTGGCAAATCAATGGCTGATTTTGAAGTAGAAGCTGTGTGCCTAACTAAGATTGTTGACGTTTTCGGAGGTAAAGACATTGAAAAAGTTTAATCTCAGACTATTTAATAAGGAGAACATGGCATTTTTGCCTGTTCTTCTTGTTGTAATCTTTATATGTGTATCAAACTTTACAATGGGCTTTTTCTTTTGTAATTCTGGTATGCAGTTCACTTCTATGGATTGGTTTTTTTATGCCTTATCTTTATTGGTGCATTTCTATTGCCTTTTTTTATTGTTCCGTTGGTATGGTGCACGATGCGAGAAAGCTATGTTAGAAAGAGCCTATTCTGATGTGGAGGAGTATTTTCTTCTTGTGAAGGAAATGAGAGAGAAGTTTGCTGTCGTACTTGGGGCTAAAAACGAAGAGATTGAGAGTTTGAAGAAAAAACTGGAAGAACAAGTAAAGGAATCGTAATGGAGAAACAAGAACTTGATAAACTGAATACTTTGTATGTTGAGTATCTAAATACTATGGATGCCTTATGTGAGCGTATGGGAAGGAAGTATCTATATATGGATAACTTCTCTATACTTCGCTTTGGGAAAGCCAATATGGTAGAAATATCTGAACTACTCTTGTTTAATATGTTACGACAAGAAAGTGTGTTTGAGTTGTTTCGCAAATGTGTTGAGTCTGCTGCAAAGGTAAGGAAAGAAAATCCTGCTTGGCTTCAGGAATTGATTGAGAAGGACAATGAAGTTCAGACACAATACGTTGTAGATAGTTTGTTGAAATCTAACGGGATGAAACGAGAAGGGCAGTAAGTCGGCACAGATTGCTATAATAACTCGTAAAAGGGTGATATAGCAAGGCAAAGCGGGTTACTATAGTAACTCTAAGCGTCTTGCTATACTAACCCGAAGCGACTTACTATAGCAACTGAAAACGCTGAATTTTCTGTCCCTACGTAAGTTTATAAATGAACTATCTTTGCGATGATAATTCTAATGTTCAACCTTAAAAAGAATGTATATTATGGCAAGAGTCAAATATACCGTAAGGGAAAACAAAAAGTTAGGTAAGCATAGTTTCTATGCTGTTCCTATTCCTAACGACACTCTGACCTTTGCAGAGCTTTGTCGTGAGGCGTGTGATAACACCTCTATCGAGCCTTCTATTATGCAGGCGGCAGTGACTGACTTTATGAAAGTCGTTCAGCGCAATGTGCTGAAAGGTTTCCGTTGCAATTTAGGAGACAAGTTCTTAACAGTCTATCCTAACCTTCAGTGTTCGGTAAAAGACACCGATAAGGTAACGGCTACGGCTAAGATGGTCAATGCAGCTAATGGCAGAAGCCGTTTAGGTTGTACGGTGAGCATCAAGTTCAGTCAGCAGTTTGCCGCAGAGGTGAGCTGGCAGAAGGTGGACGACCGTGGCGTTGCTATCGAGGAAGACAACATTGTCGAGGAGGGCAAGGAACATCAGCCGGGCGGCAAGCCTGGTGGTGGTGGTGCGGGAGTTAATCCGCCTTTGCCTGGAGGAACGGTAGAGGGATAATAGCTGGAATTTCTTTTATAGTTTTATAGTTATTATAATCTTCGTTAAGGTCGGTCTGCGTAAGAGTCTTTATCTTGCATACTGAAACTTGCCTAAGCGGACTGACCTTTTTCTTTTTCGCCCGTGCGACTGCCACACGGATAGGCAGAGGAAATACGGCTATGATTGCCGAAAGCTGAGGACAAAGTGCGGTTCGACTCCGCACACGGGCACAAGTAGTAATTGAGAAAGTTAAGGAAAGTATGAGTAAAGTCGTGAGAATAATCGGACGTGGATTTATGATGTCATTCGTAACTATCTATATCGTGGTTGCTTATGTCTTGTATGTGCCATACGCTTTTTTCCGTGCACTGGCAGATTTAGACGAGTTTGGTGATTTCGTGAAATATACGACAACTTTACTTCTAACACCATTGAAGGTATTCTTTAAGATGCGTTCAAAATCACGAGAAGAAAAGCTATGAGCAAGGCTAATACTTACATACAACGTGCGGCAGATTTCCTGCGTACTATAGACAACGATAGCGATACACAGGCTGACCTGCGTAAGAAACAAGAACTTCGTTGGCACGACCTTCAGGTACTTCGTAGATATGAAGCCTATCGACGTGGATCAGGTTCAATTGAAGATTGTCCGCCTCCTAAGGTTGTTACCGCCTCACTTGAAAGGGCTATCAGAGAATTGAAAAGTCATTTTTAAGAGTAGTTGCCCTATCGTTCTATAAGCAATCTTATGATAAATAAACCCTAAACCATATATAAACAAATGAGTAAAAAAAACAAAGCAAAAGAGACTTCTCCCGCTTCTACCCCACAGAAAAAGGTAGACAGCAGAGTAGAACACCCAAGTTACTATAACGCTCACCCATCAGGTGTAGAGTGCATTGACATTGTTCGACATTATAACTTCAATGTTGGCAACGTGATTAAGTACCTTTGGCGACACGGCTTAAAGCGTGAAGAAGGTATGAACAATAAGGCAAAAGCACTGGAGGATTTGCGTAAGGCACGTTTTTATCTTAATGATGAGATTAAGAGATTGGAGCGCGAAGCCGTTAAGGAAGACAGAGAACTCTGTCGTAAACATATTCAAACTTATGTCATCCCGCTTACAGATATTGTTGCCGCTTCTCGTCTCCTTCGTGAGCTTCTCAATACTGAGGGCAAGGCTAAAAGCAAGAAAGGAGGTCGCTAATGTCAGCACAGAAGAAGAAAGTTAACTCTCGTGAGATAGCTAAAACCTTTATGAGTCCGACTGTTCACGTATTTACGCTTGACAATCTTAAAGGTGAAGAGTATGGCGATGTGCTTGATATGCTCTTCCATGAGAAAGAATGGACGGAACGTATCGAAAAGCGCAACCGCCTTTATCATGGTATAGACCGTATGCCAGAGCAGAACCGCCCTGCTGCTATTCGTGCCTTAAAAGATGCTGATACCTGGCTGGGTAATCGTCTGTTGCAGACGTTGGTGATGAAGTCGGTTCATGTAGGGACGATAGAACACAAACCATTGAAGGATTATTATGCTGAACTGCCTAAGGATAAGGAGTCATTGGCAAAGCAAGATAAAATCTCTTTCCTCTTGAATGCAACTGTCTTTCTTTGTGATATTATCGAAAGTAAGATTAAGGACGTAAACACCTTACTCCGTGAGTTGTTCAACGATGATTCTATGGGTTTTGAACAGATGGACGGTGTGCTGATAGCCCTTAGGCAGATGAGTGATTTCTTTGAAGCTACGCGTGATAAGGGTTCAATAGCAGAGAAGGAAATCTTTGCTGACTATGCCGAAAGCATAGAGAAATATATGGACGGCCGTATGAAGACTTATCTCGAACGTATTAAGAAGATACGCTTGGAGAATAGTAAGAAGTAAGGACTATGGCGAATATCTATCTACAAGTGCAGTCTTACGTAGCGGCTTATTACCGCAATCGTGATGATAATAACGTTTTAGGAGTGAACGACCCTGTTAAGTTCTGCTCCTTTTCACAAGAGCATTTCGTTCTGCAATCCTCCTTGGTACCGCTCAGCGCACAGTTGCAAGCGCACTCGAGATGCTATTCAGCAAGCGTGTGGAACACAATGCTTACAGGTAAGTCGCCTATTACTGGCAACTTACTTGTTAAGCGCGACCGCCACGATTGGCTTACCTATAGCGAGGTGTGTACTATGATGAGTACACGCTACTTGCCGCAGAAGGATAATTGTGATTACCTTTGTATTGCTATCCCTGACACGGTAATGATAGGTAACACACAGCACAGGACGACCGCACTCTTTGTGCTTGATCATACGGCTTCCTTCCAGTTGCAACGTCTACTTCATGACGAGTTCGTACGTGCTTTGCTTACTTGGTATCAGTCGGATTTAGAGTTTTGTGCTGAGAAAGGTATATCACGTTCACGCATTGAAATGCTTGAACGCTTCATGCTTCACTATGACATCCCTGTCGGACCGTCTAAGATAGAGCGTGATAGTTTACGTAGATTGCTGAACCGTTGGCTATCTCAATCGCTGTCGCCTTCCTTTGCTCGTGTGTCTGTAAACAATACGGATATAACCCGACTTAATGGGAAAGAGGAACTAACTTAATAGCTTCCTTGCGTCGTTTCCTTATGTTAAATCTCTTCTAAATGAATGTTAAATAATTTAATCAAATAAGCTATCTTTTTAACGCTGATTTGTTTTCGTGTTTTTTGATAGTATTTTGACTTATAATTTCTTAAAATATGGATAGTAGTTTGTCTTGTAAGGAGTTGTTCCTTGATGATATAGTTAAGTTGGAAATCTTTCCCGCTGATCAGTGTCGCTTTCTTCTACCAGCCAATCTTGCTTTGTCGGAGATGTCGGGTGCGGTCTTTAGTGAACATTGTCTGGCGATTGACTTAACGGGTGAAGCAGATGTACAGGCGGCTGATGTTCCTACGTTGAAGATAAGCACTGCTCGTTCTATGGCAGGACTGACTTATACGCACGATTTGCAGGTGTCGGTTCAGTTCGGTGCGCCTATTGTTTCAGCGGCTATCGTGTATCTGAAAAACGCTGATTTCCACGTAGTTTACACGAAAGCCGATGGTACTCGGTGGTTGTCTTATTCGTTGTGGAATACGTCTTTGATTGACTTTGACGATACCCACGCTGCGGCTCGTGCTTGTCAGTTGAAAGTGAAACTGTCATCTATGAGTGACTTGATACAATTGAAATAAGTTCGTTCTATATAATATAAGGTATAGTTAGTGTTTTTGCAGGCCATAAACACATTTTGGCGTGTTTTGACAAGGTAGATAGATTTGTTCTTGGATAACATTCTTTTTGTCTTGAATGACAGAAGAAAACCTTGTTCGTTTGCCTTGGAGCTCGTGAGAGTTCCAAGGCTTTTTTGTTTGTAAATGTTGCCCAAAAATGTCAAATACACTTATAAATAAGTCCTTACTTCGTCTTTTTGCCTTCATACATTTGCACTGTACAATTTTATTAACCAAACTGTATGAACGGATTACTTGAAATATTAACGACACGCAAATGGATGATCTCACCAGAGTTTGTTCATTCTATTCGTGAAGTTGTTGAGCGTAATATGAATGGACATGCTTCCCTTGGTTTAGGTGTTAAGTCTATGGGATACACAGCTGCTGTTGGTAGTAATGGTATTGTTGAGTATGCAACTGATGAAGAAGGTGTTGGTGCTTGGGAGCCTAAGAATATGACTAAGCCCTTCTTTAATGTCGTTTCCGTTGACGGTCCTATTACACGTAATGGCGGTGCTTGTAGCTATGGCTCTATTGAATTTCGTGATATGGTTTTCGAGGCAGCTAACAATCCTTTGTGCCTCGGTCATCTCTTTGTTATCAATACGCCTGGCGGTTCAGCTTGGGCAAAGAACGACTTTCAGCAGGCTATTGATTATGCACATGACAGGAACCAGCCTGTATTGGCTTTTGTAGATGGAATGTGTTGCTCGGCTGGTATGTATCTCGCTGCTTTGTGTGACGAACGTTATTACATGCACCCAAAGGATGAAATTGGTTGTATTGGTGTAATGGCTGCTTTCTACACACAGAAAGACGGTAGTAAGAACGAATATACAAACGAGACCTACCACGAACTCTATGACCCTGAGTCATTTGAAAAGAACAAGTGGGTTCGTGATGTCGCTAATGATGATAAGACAGACTTGCTTGTCGCTGACCTTGCTGCTTTAGGCGTTGAGTTCCGTGCAGACGTAAAGGCTAACTGTCCTAATGCGACTGACGAGCATTTACACGGTAAAATCTTTGCCGCTGAAGACGTTAAGGGCATCCTTATGGATGGTCAGAGTACAGTGCTTGGCTGTTTCCAAAGAATTAAGTTGTTGGCTAAGCAACGTGGAAATAAAGCCTCTGAATCTTTGAGTGAACAATCAAAATCAAATTTGAATATGGATAAGAAGTATCAGAACATCGCTACTGCGTGTGGCGTGAACGAGTTGGTTATGACAGAGGAGGGTACACATCTCGACCTCTCTTTGTGCGATAAGCTCGCTGAGACGCTTGGTCAGGCTGAGGAAACTAAGACAGCTCTTGACAAGGCGAACGAGACTATTAAGGGTTTGGAACAGCAGTTAGAGGAAACGAAAGCGGCATCCGAACAGGAGAGAAACAACGACTTTGAAGGTCTGAAGAAAGAGCAGGAGGCTGCTATTGCGGCTCTTACCGAGGCTAACGAGAAGGCTATGGCAGAGGCAAAGGCTGAAGCAGATAAGGCTATCGAGGCTTTGAAGGCTGAACTTGATGCTGCTAAGACTACTCTGAAAGAGGCTGAGCAGAAGATTGCTGACCGTGATGAGCAGATTCAGACTTTGACAGCATCCCCTGCTGAGACTGAGGGCGAGGAAGGTCCTGCTTCTAATGGTACTGGTGCTGAGCAGTCACACTTGGTAACTGGAGTTCCTCTGTATGACCCTACAAAGTCGCCTTCAGAGAACAGACGTGCAATGGAAGAGTACGATCGTAAGTTGCAGGCAGCTATTGGCTCTAAAACCTCAATCTAAGGTATTCTTCCTATAAAAAGTATTTATTCAATAAACTTATAAAGATATGGCAAAAGCAGAATTTATTGGTCTTCACGCACTGACTCACATTGCTGATCAGTTCACACCACAGATTATCATGGGTGCAAGCTACTTCCGTCCTGAAGAGATGGACCGCCTGCACATTAAGGTGATTTCTGGTATTCAGTTCCGCAACACCGCAACGGTGATGGCTCGCAAGGGCGGTACCACTCGACGCAAAGTTGTTGGCAGAAAGGTTGACAATCCTATTGGCTTCTTGAAGGAGCGTGTTCTTACAGCTAAGCAGACTATGAACCGCTTCAGCGACAATCAGGATAACTATGTTGAGACACCTTATCAAGTGGAAGGTAGTTCAGACTACAGCTATCCTATGTCAGAAGCAGCTTTCAAGGCTATCACCGCTACCTATGGTGAAGACTTGTTTGCAAACCTCTTCCATGGCGACCTTGCCAATGATGAGAACGGAGAGAAGGGTGCTCTTTCTTTGTTCGACGGTTTCCTGACTTGCATTAAGCATGATGTCGAGGATGGTCTTATCAGTGAAGCTATGGGTAACCTTGTTAACTGTGATGCTATTACTGCTCCTACTTCATCTACTGACACCGCAGCTTGGGACGCTTTTTGTGCATGGCAACAGAAGTGGAATGGCTCATTGAAGAACCAGCTCAAGGTCATTGTTTACTGCTCTACTAAGACAGGAACGGCTTTAGCGAGAGCATACGCTAACGTTTGGCACGGCAATCAAGGTGTAAGATACCTTCAGGTGAACGGTATCGAAACTTACAACTTTACCGTACCAGAGTACCCTAACATCGAGTTCGCTCCATCAGATATTTATGGTGAAGGTGACAAGTTGATTGCTACCATCCCAGAAAACTTCCAGTATGGTGTAAACAGCGAAGACAGTCGAAGCAAAATCTCTGTCAAGTTGGGTAGCGACACTGATAACCTCGATATTACCTTCCAGGTAGAGAGTATTCAGGGTGCTCGTCTCTTTAATCCGTTTGCTTCTGCGTTCTGTATGAGTAACGGTACTCTTGTTGAGAAGGTTGTTCTTGGTGACTTCACTCGTGCTATTTTCGCTGTTTCAGCGAATGACGACGCACTTGGTACTGTAACAGTCAATAGTGCTGCTCCAGACCCTAAGAAGGACTATGCTGCTAACGAAACACTTACTTTGAAGGCAACTCCAAAGGGAAGCAATAAGTTCGTTAAATGGAGCAACGGTAAGACTACTCCAGAAATCACCGTTGTAACAACTGGTTATCCAGACGCTATCGTTGCGCTTTTCTCTAAGTAATAATTATTAAGTTTATCGGCAGAGACTTTTCTCTGCCGAAGACTTTTAGCAATAAAGAAATAAAAGATTATATATATGGCAGTAACAGTTCAGTGCCCAACTATGGGTGATATTCTCGCCGGCAATCAGTGCTTGGAGAATTTTGCTGGTCTTGGTTCTACGGTTTATGTTGGTCTGAAAGAAGACTTGCTTGAACCTATGAAACTGACCGACGGTGTTTACACAACCCCTAAGTTTAAGAGCGGTAAGGGTCTTTATCGTTTCGACTGTAAAGACGATGCTCAGCAAATTCAGGGCTCTTCTTTGAAGAATAATAAGGGTTTTGAGTTGACTGGTCATTTTGTTATCGACGCAGTTAGTAAGCTCACGGCTAAGTATTCACGTTCAGTGAATAACCTCAAGTTGTTCTTCATCTTCCTTGATGGTGAGGAAGATTCACAGATTTTGTACGACCCAACTCGCAACGTTCGTTTCGATGACGGTGGTATTAAGTCTGATACTGGTAAGGAGGCTAAGGATGAACGTACAACGACTTTCGAGTGCAAGCTCGGTCCTGTTCGCTATGATCATCTCTACGTTACCCCACCAACTACAGGTGGCTGGGACTCTCTCCTTGCTAACAAGGCTACTGTAACGTCTGGTGGATAAGTTGATATTTTTTCCAGCCTAATAAATGGACTGATAGGTTTTTTATGTTTAGGGTTGCCCCTCACGTTTGGAAGTGTCCGTTCGTGAGGGGCTTTTTCGTGTCCTTTCTTTTTGGGTAAGTTTCTGGTCTAAAAAGGTCCTTTTGTTACGTCTTTTGCTTTATGCCCCCTCCCCTTTTTGTCCTATACAGGGGAAGTTCTCTTATTACCTTTGTATAGAACAAAAGCAAATCACAGAATGCTTTTCATTAAGTTTCATAGACTTTTAGCGAATGGATAAACTCTTTTCTACATTAAGTGCAGAAGAACGACAGGCATGGATAGCTGATTTTCAAACGTGGGTAGCTTCTAAATTTCCTATATTGGAAGATGCGTCGTGTGCTTGGTCATCTGAAGATAGAGAGCAAATGGCACATGGGTTAAACTTGATTAATGCCTTTCCTTTCTGTCGTTCTTTTGTCGCTGATTCCTTGATGTTCCAAGACTATAATAGGCGTGTGACAGCGATGCGCCGTTGTATTAATCAAGTCTTAGATGAGGTTAAGAAGGAAGTATCATTACAGGCTATAGACCTCTCAGACCCGAAATTACTTGTTCGTCATCGTGGTCGTCCTACAAAATTGGAGCAGAAAGCCCGTGCTTTGGAGGAAGAACGAAAACAGAAAGAAGCCGGAGTTGAACACCCTTCTTTGTTTGAAGAAGACGAGATGAAGAACGAGCCTGTTGCACTTCATACAGTAAGTGGTGCTGCTGGTTATGGAACTTTGCTTCATCTTGATCAGTGGAAGTGGTTAATGAGTAAAGATTTGCAAGAGGCTGTTGATACCATTCGTGACTTGCGTTCAAATGCTGCTGCTGCCGCTGAGAAAGCCAAGGCTTTGGCAGAAGCTGGTGTTGAGCCTGATAAGGTTAGTGTTTATGCTAAAGAAGCTGCTAAGAGTACCGAAGCCTATGAGCGTATCTATGAACGTGTAGATGATGAGTTGGCTACTGTTTATGTTCGTTTGAAAGAGGATAGCACCTATAAGAAACAGATGCTAAAACGAAAGGTGCAAATACCAGAGTTACGCTCTTTGTTGCGCCCTTATTACGACCGACAGCCTGAGGGATTTAAGGAGAAGGTTATTCAGCATATTATGGATAACGACCCTCGTCAGGCTGCTATTCGTGATAAGCGTAAAGCCTTGAAATGTCGTGTTGATGCGATACGTAAGTATCTTTTACGTACTGATAAGCCTAATACTCCTAAACGTATTCAGACGATGACTGAAAGGATTAAAGAACTGGAGAAACTTATAGGCAAAGCAGAAACAGAGCCTTACTATAAGGTGTTAGAGGCAGCAAAGAATAATCCTTATGTGAAACCTAAAAAGACAAAAGCATAATGAGCAGACCTTCGCAAAACTACCTTGATAAGGTAGAAAAGTGGTTAATGGGTGGGTTAACCCTTGACCGTATGGCAATGACGCTTGACCAGAAATTTCGTGCTAAGTTGGTTTATGAAGCATATCAAGTATGGTTGCAAGATAAACAGATACGTCCTACCGACCTTATGCGTCGTCTTGCAGCTCGTGAATATCCCATTTTGTTACAGAAGGCAAGCGAGGGAGACGAAGCCGCTTTAGAGGTTGTTCGTCTGCTGAATATCCGTGAAGGGGTACCACGTAGCTTTACAGAAATATCTAATGATGTCTCTGTGTTCAATTGGATTGTTGGGCGTTTTGATACAGGTATAGAACATATAGAGAAGGCAAAAGTCGTTGATGCGTCTGACTGGCTTATTCGTGAAGGAATGAAGATGGGTGATGTCCGTGCGGTAAAGAGTGGTGCAGATATAAAGATGCAACTTAACAACAACTTCAATGAGAAAGAAGATGCTGCCTCTAAAATGCCTACGACAGAGATTAATATTACAGGTGATGTTTCTATTATTAAGAGTGATAGAGTGAACTATACGCCTGAAGAGCGTAAGCGTCTTGCTAAGCGTTTCAATCTTTCTGATAAGGAGTTTACGGATATGATCCAAAATGAAGATGGTACGTGGGAAATGCCAGCAGAAGATACTGAAAAGGAATTTACTCCTGATGTTTTCGACCCGACACAAGAACAACGTCCATTATAAAGACCTAAGATTATGCAACGACGTGACGTATATATGAACCATAAACAGCAGCAGATATTCTATGCGAATGCACGGGATGTCCGTCTTCTTGCTGCTCGTCGATTTGGAAAGACTGATGGCTCTATTGGTCCACGTATTTATTCTGTTAGTATGAGTATGCCACGTGGAACTAATCTTTGGTTGGGAAATAGCCGTAAGCAGCTTTACACAAGAACTGTGCCTGGTACGATAGCGGCTATTGAGCGTTTCTTTGGTTTACGTGAAGGTGAACACTTTGGATGGGGAAGACCGCCACGTTGGGTACCGAAACCTATTCTACAACCTAAGACTTGGGATAACGTGATATGGTTTGCCAATGGTAGTATTTGGCAACTTATCTCTTTGGCTGTCTCAGGTTCGGCAAACAGTATTACCGCAAATTCTATAGTGGCCGATGAGTGCAAGTTTATGTCTAAGTCTAAGATTGACGGAGAGGTTATGCCAGCTCTCTCTGGTATAACGCATCCGCTTGCAGATCCTGCTTTCTCAGAAAGTAATCCTTTGTATAAGTCTACTTTTTTTGCTTCTGATGCGTCTTTAACGGCTAAAGGTAACTGGCTGGAGAAAGAAGAAGATAAACTTGATCTTGAATTGACTGACAGCATATTTAAGGGGAAAACCTATCGTGACATACAAAATGAACTAACACATTATGCTGATAGGGTTATTTACTTCAATGAACTTCTGCGTAATGCAAAAGCAACTGGGCGTGAGGTAATGGTTGTCAGACCTGAAAAGCGTGCTGCTATTCAAGCGTTAGCGGCTCAGGCAATGGCTCATGAAGGACCATTCAAGATTATACCACGTAACTGGAAGAACATTAACAAATCGTTTGTCGATATGCTTATCAATTATAAACTTATCGACCCAGATGATGCCGAAATGCTCTTTAATCACGAGTACTTGATAACTCCTGACGAGCATTTTGAACTTTCAATGCTTCGCAATTCAAAGAAATATTCACGACATATAAATGACCTACGTTGTAATGCTTTTACATTCTATCGTGCATCGACGTTTGATAACATTGACTTGATAGGTGCTGATTATATCGCGAAGATGAAACGTGACTTGCCGCCAGTTGTCTTTGCTATTTCTATTGGAAATATGAAGGCTGTTAAGAGCAATGACGGCTTTTATTCTAATCTTGATATAGAACACGTTCACGGTTACATACCTGATGACTGTCCGGCTATTGAGAACGCTATGCACCTTCGTATAGCAAGTACGGTAAGCGGGGGATGTAAGATAGATACTGAATACGAAACACCCGATTTTAGAGAGCTACAGGAAGTAAAGGATTGTACACTTGATGGTGATGTTATTGAAAACCAACCGCTTTTTATTGCCTTTGACTTCAATGCAAACATAAACTGGGTTGTAGCGGGACAGCTGTATAAGCGTGATGGAGTTGATGCCTTAAACGTGGTATCTTCTATGTTTGTTAAGAATGAACGTAAGTTGCGTGAACTGTTGCAAGACTGGAATAAGTATTACACTCCTCATCGTTCTCATTGTAAGGAGGTGTTTTTCTTCTATGATTCTACAGCTAAATTCAAAGTTTACGCTGTGCAATCTGAAGATTATAAGGACACAATTATAGCCGACCTTACTAAGTATGGTTGGACGGTGTATCCTATAGATATGGGTTCTCCGATGCAACATGAACAGAAATACAAAGAGATTAACGAGTGCCTTGCTGGTGTTGCTTATCCTGCCGTTCGCTTTAATAGAGATAACAACGAGGCTTTGATAGTTGCTTTACAGACAGCCGAGGTTAGTATCGGTTATAAAGGATTTAGAAAAGACAAGTCAGGAGAGAAACTCAGTGAGGAAGCCGATGATGCGGTAAGGCTGGAATACAGAACGGATGGCACAGATGCTTTCGACACATTACTCATTGGTGTTAAGCGTTTTTTATACCGTATGAGTGGAATGTGTTTCCCAAGTGGAACATATACGTAAACTATATTCTTGTGTATTTCAAATGTGTACACTTTCGAGGTACTAAAGTGTACACTTACGTGATATGAAAGTGTACACTTTGGTATCACTGATAAACTTTAAGTAGTTCACTCTTGCTATAGCAAGTGGTTTATAGATAAAGGTTAAGTAGATTATGAGTAAAGACTGGACAGGAAACAGAGTTTCTTTATTTAAGACGATTGGCGCAAGCAATCATTGTGCACATGAACGTCAACAGGACGATTATTATGCAACAGAACCGAAGGCTACAGAGTGGCTTTTGAAGTTAGAACGCTTTGAGGGTCCTATCCTTGAACCTTCATGTGGAGAGGGGCACATGTCGAAGGTACTTATAGATGGGGGGTATCAGGTCGTGAGTCGTGACTTAATAGACCGTGGCTATGGCTCTGTTGCCGATTTTCTTTCTAAGGATAATACAGAATGGAATGGCGACATCGTTACCAATCCTCCCTATAAATATGCACAAGAGTTCGTAGAGAAAGCATTGCAGATAATACCAGAGGGGCATAAGGTTGCAATGTTTCTTAAACTACAATTCTTGGAAGGTAAGCATCGCAGAATGTTGTTTGACGCTATGCCTCCTAAGCGTATTTGGGTGAGTACGTCGCGATTTAAGTGTGCGATGAATGGTGAATTTGAGAATATGACAGGTAGTGCAGCATCTTATGCTTGGTTTGTTTGGGAGAAAGGCTTCAGTGGAGACCCGATTATAAAGTGGTTTAATTAAGTTCTGTCCTATCTTTATCCTTCGTCTTTCTTACCTTTGTTATAACAAAACATTAAGGATATGCCTTATAAACAACCACAGCAATCGTTTCAGTCTTTGCGCAATTATACAGAGAAATTCTCGTGGATAGAGGCGCGAACTGGACTACGTACGACAGGATATAACCCACCAAAGGGAGCGCAGGATGTACAGCGTGTTCCCTTCTTTGTACGTTTTGTTACTCAGAGTGGACGGCTTGAAGAGGGTAACGTGGTCTGTTTGAAGGTGAATAGACGTAGGCATCAACGAATGATTCAGTTTGTTGAAAGTCAAGAGATACGCATCCTTTGTGATTATCTTGTTATTGAAGTCGATGGTATAAGAATTTTAACGCATTAAGGATATGGCTACTAAGATTAAGAGTAAGGGAAACATAGTCCGAGTTGTCGGCTCGGAGAAACTAAAGGAGAGAATGGGCTACCTTGAGTCTCAAGGTTATGCTGTGCTTCGTCCTGGAGGTATTAAGGGGAATGATGCTGCTGATGAGACTTGGCACGACTTCTTTTCTAACCAAATGACCGCTGGTGTTGGAGGAGGAAAAGGTGGACGTAAATCCGTACCAACACTCTTTGCCAGCAGCGGTTCAGAACAAGTGGTTTCCGAGGATGTTGGTACGAAAGGGCTTGGATGGATGGAATGGGGTGTAGGCAACAGATTGCCTAATGTAGTCTCTCTACTTTGTGGTATTCTTCCTTACACAGCGGCTGGATTGAAATTCAACACAGACCTTTGTGCGGGTCTTGGTCCTGAGCCAATGTATCGCTACACACAGTATGTTGGCGGGAATATTACTACGAAAGAAATTCCATATTCAGAGGCAAGTAAACTTATCTCAGGCTTGATCATTGATAGACTTCGTGAGATTAAGAATTTAGAAAATAGTGATTCTTCTGTGTTTGGAACGATAATAAAGAACGATAATACAACTTTAATCGCCCAACTAAATAAGGAAATTGAAGACTTGAAAGCCGACCTTTCTGTATGGGAAAGAACGGCTCCCGAGGTAGCAGAGTTTCAAGAGCGTAACAATCTTGCACAGACTTATCTTCAGCTTTCTGGTGATACTCAGATGTTGGGAATGTGTTTCCCAGAGTTACAACTCAACTCTCAAGACCTTGATGAGCGTGGGAAACCGGTAAAGACAACGCTTTGGAAACCTAAGGTTGTAGGTATTGGTTACCGTTCAGCACATACTTGCCGTTTGGAGCGTATGGACGACCATAATAAGATTAATTATGTTTATGTAAGTAATCGTTGGTTAGATCAGCCCGTAGCGTCAGTGCAAGAAGCATCTTCTAAAGTAGTTGCTTATCCTGCTTTGTCTATACAAACCCCATTGGCTGATTTGAAAGCTGCTGTACGAACGGCACGAGATAAGAATGTCAGTGCCAAGAACCGCCCTACCCGATTCATATTCCCTTCAAGTTATCCGACTGTAGGTCGTCCCTACTATCCGTCTCCAGCATGGCATAGTGTCTTTGTTGGTGATGTGTATGAGTATATTGCGACTATCATCTCTGACCGTTTCAACCGTCGTAAAAATAGTAATGTTATTGGTCGCGTGATTTATATTCACAACGACTATATGCAGCAACTCTTCATTCAAGCACAGGCACAGAGTGATGCTGATAAACAGAATGAGATACGTGATAAGTTGTATAAGGACATCAATACGTGGCTTAGTAACCGAGACAATAGCGGTCAGTCTCTCCTTGCCTTCACCTTTATGGGTACTGATGGTAAAGAGCATAAGAGCTTTGAAATCGTAGAGGTTGAGAGCAGTAGTAAGTCGGTTGCTGATGCGAATGAAAAGGAAACAGCCGAGGTGGCAAGTATCATCTTTATGGCTATGGGACTTGATGCGAAACTGCTTGGCTCTACCCCACTCTCCCTTGTTGGTCAGAGTAGTGGTACTGACTTGCGCATCCGTTTTGGTGTGAAACAAGTTCAGATGGCACCGACACAAAAGATAATGCTAATGAGCCTTGAGGTGGCGAGCCGTTTTAATGAATGGGATAAGCATCTCGTTTGGCGTATCAATCGTGAGGTGCTTACCACGCTTGATAGTAGTAAAACTGGTATTACCCAAAAAGAAGAGGAGGCATAAACTATGTTGATAACAACGACTAATGAACTTAGGCTTTATTCGCCTGCAAACGCAATAGATGCTATAGAAACTCTGACGGGCTTCATTGACAGTAGTGAGCACGATTTCCTTGAAGAAAAGTTAGGAAAGGAATTGTTCTCGCTGTTGCAGAAGCATTACCGTGGTATTGGTGAAGCGGGCATTATGACCTTAATTGAAAGTATTCAACGTAATGAAACGCTTTTACCCTATTCACAGTTACTAATGTTGGCTCAGCGTTGTGTCTGCTTTGATGCCTTGGGTAGGGCTATTGATATGCAGGCTATCAGTGTGAATGGTTCAGGTGTGAACGTGGCAACTTCTGACGATTATGGTAAGGCTGATAAAGATGCTATCAGTGCATACAAACAGACCTGTTATAAGGAATCTCATTCGGCTGTAAACCGCTTGCTCATTGTACTTGAAGATTGGATGCGTGAGGTTGTGTCTGTAACTGAAGAAGGCAAAGACACAAACGAGTACCGAGAGAAAAAGGAAATTACTGATGCTTGGCAGAAAAGTCGATATTTCTTCCTTGTTGGTTCTTTGTTGATTCCTTCGGCACAGGTGCTACAAGAGTATGTTAACATATATGACAATCGTGAGAAGTACATTACGCTTTTGCCTGATTTGCGTTATATTCAAGAGGATATTCTTGCACCAGTTGTAGGTGAAGATTTGTTGGATTTCCTTACAGACAATGCTCTTAAAGGTACAGAAGATAAGAAACTCGCAAGGCTTATTCATCGTTTACGTAAGGCGATGGTAAAGCATCTTATTGCAAGAACAAATTTCTTGAAGCTGTCTGCTCCTGACCTTGCTACCGTTCATAATGAAGCCGTCTTAATGGTGAATAATTGCGTCGATTATATACGTATGTATCAGTCTGACTTTATTACCTTGGCAAAGGGTGCTATGGAAGCCTCGCCTATTTATGACGCTTCAGCAAATAAGGTTCGTGAACCCTACGAACCGACCTTTAAGAACAATGAGGATGGGAATGTTATGTTTGTTATACCAGCTTTGAGTTAAATATGTTTGAAGAAAAACGACACATTGACCTTCGTCTTCCACGTTCTTGGAACGACTGTTCAACGGAGGATCTCCGTACTGTTGCACGTGTTTTGATGTCCTGTGCTTCAAAAGCAACACGCTACAAACCTTTTTCCTTGAAGGAAGTAAAGATAGCTCTCTTCTTTGCCTTTACAGGTCTTGAAATTGTAGAGCCTATTAATCCTCGTGTTGACGTAGAACGGCAATATTATGTGGTACACTTTCGTGATAAATCTTTCAGTTGGTTGCATCGTGCTTTTCGTTGGTGTCGTAAACGGCTGACAGGTGAAGACCCGTCTGTATTTAACCTTTATCTTTGGCAAATATCCTCTTGGATTGAACCAGAGAAAGACTTGAATAGTGGACGGATTATTCGTGCAGGTCTGCTTGATTGGTTGGACTGTGAAGGGAATAATCACCTTTTTGTTTTTCCATTCCAAGAGATAAAACGTAGACGTTCTTGGTGGCGACGTAAACGTGTCTTTCGTGGTCCTGAAACGTTAATGCAAGACTTTACTTGGCAGCGTTACCGTTTTGTTCAGGATTATATGGAGCATTATGTTACGCAACAAAACCTATTGCTTCAGATGCAGGAAAAGGGTGATCAAGTCAGTGATAGGGACTTGATGAAACAAGAAAAGGCTACGGATCTTGCTCGTGCTTGTTTCTTAGCGGTCCTGTATAAGGCTAAAATTCGTGTTGTTGAAGATAAAACACAACGTATTCGTGTTGACTTTGAATATCAGAGTAATCAAGTTACAGACTATGCGCCTTACTTTAGGAACTTTCCTGAAGAAGATTGGCAGGTTATTCGCTTTTGGTGGGAAGGTATGATGTTCTATTTGCAAACAGAATATCCTCGTTGCTTTAAGCGTCAAGCTGTGAAAGGGCAGCCAAAGCAAAATAATCCTCTTGAACTCTATACACGTACAACGGCAACTATGCAAAAGTATCTTGGTTTAGATGAGACGGAGGTTAATAATCAGTTCTTCCAACTTGTATTGCAGCACATGGATAATATGGCTAAAGAGAATGATGAACTTGAAAGGATAAAGGGTAGTTAATGGTATTTATATCGTAGCTTTATGTTTATATATTGGTAGTGTTGCCTTCATTGTCCGTGATGGATAGTGAAGGCTTTTTTTATTGCTTTTGTCCCATACTCTCTTGTTTAGTTTCCTATCTTTGCTATATAAATGATTTGATTATGGCAAATATTGATACTAAGTTAGAACGATTTAAGAAGCTTTGTACAGATATTCTTTCTCAGAGTGGAAATTGTAAGGAGAGCCAAGCGGACATGGCAGCAGCTAATACGGTACCAGAGTTGGTTGCCGTGTGGCTTAAGTATTGGCATGGACTTATGACAGAAGTTCCACAGCAGACAATTGCAGCTCTCTCTGAGGTGTATGATGAATATAAAGACGAGATAAATGCTGCTGGTGTCTATTTTAACGAGAGCACTGATAAAGGAGAAGTTCTTGTTGGTGACTGTCCTAACGTGTTAAAGTTTGGAGATAAGGCTAAGGTTTATGTACTTGGTAAAGCCAATGTTTGTGCTTATGATCATGTCTATGTTTATGCGGATAATGAAGAAGCAAAGGTTTTATTGAATGATTACTCTCGTGGTAATATTCATAAAAGTACAGTTCATGCTTGCGATTGGTCTTCTGTTATCACAGACTCTAATAAGGTGTTTTGTGCTGATGCCGCTACGGTTGATATTACTGGTGGGGTTGTTTGTGATGATGGTCATCGTGAGATAAATGCTTATAGAGGCTCTGTTGTCTACTCAGACTTAAAGAAAGGGATCACTTTGGATAATACATCTAAATTATTAAAGAAAACGAGTTAATGAAGTCACACGTTACTATAAAGGCAAAAAGAAAACCACTTGTTCTGCCTGACGATTTTACACTTGATATTGATGATCAGAACCCACTGTTCAACGAAACAGAAATGTTCTCCTACCCTGTCAATATTCCTTTGATAGGTAATCGTTTCCTTGTAGGTAACGTTGATAGCGCAATAAGTGATATTCGTCCTGTTCAGTTGGAGCATACCCCTATGCGTATTCTTGTTGATGGTCTTCCCTTCCGTAGTGGTACTGCTGTCCTTGCCGATGATGACGAGGTTGAAGATGGCGTGTCTATGAATATAGCTTCTTCTTCGCAAAGTTTCGATAGCCTTATCGGGGATTTGTCTTGCCAAGACATACCCGTGAAGGATAAAATTCAGATCGGAGAGAAGATTGGTAATCTTGTTAGTGAAGTTACATATTCTTTTAAAGCTAAGATTACCCACAAAGGTAAGAAGGGCAGAAAGTTGTACACTTCTGATAAAGATGGTATTGCTAATGGCACATTTGAACCGCAGGCGTTAGGCTTCTCTTATCCAGGTGTATGTGTCGTTTCTGGTAATAAAGAAAAGGCAGAGAGAAAGACAACCTTATCCTATCCAAATAAAAACTCTGTTACTGTTCCAAAGGTTAAAACAAGTTTTATAAATGTTTCAGAGGCTTATCCTACAAAGCCTTATTGTAATGCTCGTGTTTGTTATAAGCATTTAGGACTGAATGATGATGGAACAACGAGCGATAGCGTTATTGCGGCAAAAGATGCTACCAATACTAATGAGGATGCTTATCCTTATTGGGTCTTGGATGCTGACCGTCCGCAGTCAGGTATCTGTTTCTATGTGCTTTACTTTCTTGATTGCTTGTTTGAACATTTAGGAGTGTCGTTTGATAAGAGTGCATTAACAGAAATTGGTGATTTCAATCGACTTTGTTTCTTTACAACTCATTGCAAGTATGATACTGTTCCTATTCATGGTGAAGGCGAGAAAACGTATATCTGGAAAAAGAGTGTTATAAAAGATTCTAAGGATCGTATTATAGAGTCTACCGACACACTTTGTCTTGGTTCTTTATTGTTAAAGGCAAATAGTATAGCGAAGATTGATGAGTTTTATTACTTTTCCGATTCTCAATCTGAAATGCCTATTATACCTCTGTCTGAAACAGAATTGAATGGTTGGAAAGCCTCTCCTTCTGAAGCTACAGAGGAAAAGCCTTATGTCTGGAATGTGGAAATATTTACATACGCAGATGGCACAAAAACAGTTGGTATTCCACATTTTGTTTGTACGTACAAACAAAAATCTATTGCGTCTATTGAGCATCAATATGCTCCAAGTGATAATACTGTAACATCTCCTGTAAATAAATGGGCTACTACACCTCCGCAACATGAGGACGCTAATCCTTTCTTCACAAATATAGATGATATAAACGAGTGGTTGGATAGTCGTGGTTGCGGTGGTAGATTAAAGTTTGAGGATGAAGGTTCTAAGGATGTTTCCAGTTTTACTGTTCGTTACGGTGATAATGGTGAATCTATGACATTCTCTGTTGGTGATGGCTCTATTCAATCAATCTCTATTGAGTCAAAGGCTAAGACACATAAAGTATCTGGTAATATTCTCGCTATGTACGCAAATAGTGAGAATTTTCCAAAGGAGAGTGTTAGTACAGTCATTAAGTCATTAGAGAATAGTTTTGGTATTAAGTTCTACTATGACTATGAGCAGAAGAAAGTCACGGCTTATTTGCTTCGTAAAGTTTTTCGTGATCAAGCGCAACCGATAGACCTTCCTTGTAAGGTTATCTCTATGCGTAAGGTTAATGAGAAAATCACGGGTGTCCGTATGTGTTATTCAGCAGAGAGTGATACAAAGGAACAACGACAGAATATCAAACAGAATAAGAAAGATTATAATACTGATTACGACTATATCGAATATCCACGTTCAAGAACTGTGACTAACAAAGTCTATGGTCAGATTTTCAAGGCTTTATCATCTTCTGATATGAACGTTTATGTTGATAAAACAACGGGTAACGCTTATCGTGTAAAGGTGGATAGTGAAGCTAAGGATGCTAACTCTTTACATCCTGCTTTATTTGAGGTTGGTGCTTTCAAGGGCGTTGAGTTAGGCGATTGCTCTAAAATGAATGAAGACTATGTTCAGGAGTTTAGTAGTGAATTTACTCCGATGGTTTTTAATGATGTAAACTATCAGAATGAAATCGCTCTTGCCTCTGGTTCAGCTACAGGTGTTGACGAAAAAGGACGACGTGGTTCTGTTTCAAACATCAACGCAAAGCGTAGGCAGCCTATTTTATCGGCTTTCATAGATGAGGAAATGGAACACGAGTTTGTCTTACAGAAGATTCGTAATCTATTGTCTACTTCTTGGGCTGATTTCTATCTGACAGAGGAACTTCGTTTGCGTGAGAGTTATGACACTACAAAAACAGATGATGGCAACTCTCCCTTGCAATCGCACGACTGGGGACTTTCTATTGCTATTATGCGTGGCGGTGGTATTGACTCTACGATTGAAAAATATTCTTTCGATTATGATGGCTTTGGAAACAGTAAGTGGCGAACTGTGGCAGGTCAATATGCTCTAACCTCCGACTCTATTGATATGATGGGTAACGAGTTTGATTATAATGGTGTGCAGCCTGGTGTTGGTAATGAAGAGAGATTCTCTCTGAAGATTCGAGCTTTCAAACAGCCTGATTGGTCGCCTGTGCCTCTGTGTAATCCTGATGTTATGAACGAGAATGGAACAGTTGAGACTAAGATTCGCACACGTGGATTGTTTGATACTTTCATGTCGGAGTTTGCTTATTTTCTTCTTAATCGAAAGAAATATCGCATCCGTTTGTTAGCTACTCCTGCGGCTATTGCTGATATACCGAACCATTGGCTTCAGCGTTATCGTATTAATGGGGTTACTGGTTATATAAATAAGGTGTCTTACTCTCTTTCAGTAAAAGAGGGTATAAAGGATATTGAAATTGAATTTTACGCATTATGATTATGAAGAGTGAGGTTGAATATTTTATTTACAGCTACTTGACCCGATTGTCTGGCCCTAAGTACTTGTTGGATTATAGAACTGATTTGACAAAAGACCTTGGGCTCTCCAGTATGGATCTTTTGCAAATCGTGATGGACGTTGAGACTCGTTTTAATATCTTTATTGACCCGTCTCGATTCCAACAGGACCGTTCTATTGGGACTATTGTTAGTGTTATTACAAACATAATTAGAGAACAACATGGCTTCTAATCTCGTTTTAAAATCTGGCTCACCGCACATTGGTTCGCCTATTACTTATAAGGTAACGGCTGCTTCACTTACGGGTATCATTTCTTTCCATAGGGTTGTCGTAAAGGTGAAAGCAGCTCTTAGCACTGATACTGATTGGACTATTACGCAGGTTTCTACTCCTGTTAATGAAGGCGAAATCGTTGAATTAGATATTTCTTCCGCTCTTCAGGCTGTTGCTGACCGCTATCAATACGATCCTATCCCACCTACGGCTTATCCGTTCGTAAAATATTCGCTTTCTGCCTATGATGAGTATATGCAAAATGGTGAGGTTCACCAGACGGAGGAAATAAGTAATGAAGGTGGTAATGCTCTCTTTGGTGCTAAGACCGACTTAGAAAGGCTCTTTAGTGATGGGAATAGTACCGCACAACATTTCTCTCGAAAACCTAAGTCTGAGTATGAAATTGTTTCCGTTGGAGAGTCCGTTGTTGTTCCTCAGTCTTTCTCTGCTCCCGTGTCGTTGGGTAATGTAACGACTGGTCCCTCCTCTGCCGTCTTCCCTGTAACAACAGCTGGTATGCAAACGATAGGCGGACGTGATTTCTACGCTTTGAATAGTTCTTCGCCTGATCGTCTTGAGTTTCGCTTTGTGAATGGCTTGGGATGTCTTGAGAGCATATCTCTTCTTTCGCTTCGTTCGGTAGAGGTGAATATTACAAGTGAGACTTATATTCGTTCTGTTCAGGAAACATTTGGTAACTTTTCTCGTGGCTTAATTACGAAACAGAATGATTATGAAACGTGGAAACTTTCAAGTGGTCCTGTCAGTCCCGCAATGCAAGCGTGGTTTCTTCATGAGTTCCTTATGACTTCGGCTGCTTGGATAAAGGTAGGAACTGTGTTTATCCCTTGTCACATCGTACCAGAAGAAACTGTGACGGGTGTCAATCGTGCAGATGGTTCTATGCGTGAGGTTCATTTCTCTGTACGTTTTGATATTAATGGCTCCCCCGAATTTAGTTGATTTTGGGAAGTGTTTTCTCCTACCCTATTTAGGCTTAATACGTAAAGTATATACTTTAGCATCATAAGGTATATACTTTATTGCGTTAAAGTATATACTTTACGTTTTGTGGGTATATTCACTCTTCTTTTTATTAGTCTTATTTTGTCTGTCCTAAATAATTCTGTCCTACACATTTCTTACGTCTATTTTATCTTTGCATAAAACAATGATAAAATATGACGGAAGCAAGCGCAAGTAATTATTGGATTAGTTCCACGGCTTTGAGTATAACGCTTAATGCTATGGGTGATGCTGACTAT